TTAATTGTTTTTAAAACATCTTTTACAAGGAACATATCCATTGTCTAATGCACGCTCTAAATCAATTTCAGTTACATTTTTTATTCCACTACAATGTTTATTATAATGATATTTATTACTGTTGTTTGTTATATATACAATATTATGAGGAATAATATTCATATTAAGAATTTGACCTAAATATGTTGTGTCCTGTGGGTAATTACTGCAATGCTTATTAATTTGTTCTTCCAACTCTAAATGTAAATATATATAAGGACTTCTATAATCCATTAGACTGAGTAAAAATAATAATTGGCTAAATCCTGGTGGCATATATTGCTTTTCATCAGAAAAAATTTCTTCGTTATGAAGAGTGTAATTACATTTATGGTTATATATTCGTCCACCATGTGCAGCAGTATTTCTATAATCTAAACATATAAATAAAGTATCCATCATTAATGTGCATAATGCTTCATCAGATATATTTAAACTGTTAGTATCATATAGTTTATGTGCAAGTTTAACTAATTCATCCTTTTTGAATAAGTCAATAAAGTTGATGATAGTACTAAAGTAAACACTTTTAAAAAGAATCCAGGGAGGAACATTTCCATATTTTTCGGCATAATGATGAATAGGGTTTTTATCAGTATCAAGAGTCTTTTTCATTGTGTCGAGTATATATGGCAGGGTAAATCTTTTTTTTCTTTTCTTTTTATTTCTATAATTTCTGTATGATAGATAATTTTCCTCTTTGGTTCCAAATGCTTCAGATATAACACTTGCAGCAGCTTCTTTAATATGTTCTTCCAGGTCTTGCATTGAAGACATAACAGAATTGCGAAGATTTTTATCTAGCATATATAAAGAATGAATCTGGCCAAAGGTTACACCTGAGCGATACTGGATAGAAGAATCCGTTTTAATGACATAGGGTTCTCTATAGCTTTTAATAAGATTAGAGTAGCCAAATAATTCTAATGTATATTTGGCATAACCAATATCATCTATAATTAAATTTTGCGATAAAAGTTTTTTAATCTGGTCATCAATTGATGAAAAAGGTATATCAGTCATATGTATTCTCCTTATATGCAAAAAGAGCCTTGGAATATAATTCCAAGACCCTTTCGCGACCGCCCAGCAGTCATTCACTATTAACAAGTGACATTATATCATATGTAAAAGTCTTGTCAAGTATTCCAATATATTTAAATTTATAGAGTTATAATGTAATTTATAATCTATGTGCAAATAGCAATTCAATCTGTTGTTCGATAGTTAAAAATTCTTGAGGTTTTTTGTTCATATATTTCTCCTAAATGCAAATAGAGGACCTGAGACATTACATCTCAAGTCCTCTATTCACAGCCAAACAAGTTAGCCATATCTTCTTGAGATATATATTAATATAAAGTTGTTATTAAGTCAATATAAAGGAAAAAATCCCTCTTTCCATATAAATGGTAAGAGGGATTCTCGCTAGTCATTTTAAACAACGACCATTTCTGTTGGACTTATCTTACCATTTATATGTTTTGGTGTCAATATTGGTTATATATCTGTCCTCTGTTTCCAGCATTAATAACAATCACAATAAACTCACCATTATCAACAGTATATAGAATTCTGTAATCACCAACGCGAAGACGATATATATTATCATGACCTTTCAGCTTTTTAATATCTTCACCTTCAGGTAATTTTTCTATTGCTTTGATAATTCGCAGCTTTTCGTTCTTAGGTAATTTATCAATAAATTTTTTAGCCGGCTTTTTGATAATAATTCTATACATTAATCAATCCCCCATTCTTTTTTGCAATCATCAAGGGAATAGCTTTCGTCTTTATCTGGACTATTCATATAATCTTGATAAAGTGCTTCACAGAAATCATTATCAGCCTGTTCCTCAGCAGTAATACCTTTTGCGTAAGCTAATATATACCCAATCTTATAATCAGGCATATTGTCAATTAACTGTAATAACTGTTCCTTTTCACTCATAGTAATACCTCCTAATCATAGTCTTAATTAAATATTATTCCCACATCTCCAACACATAAAATGTTGGTTCAAAGCCGATAATTATTCGTCTTCATCATCATCATCAAGAGAGTATGAGTTAGTATAGTTAGAATCAGAAGAAAGAGATTGACGATATTCGCCAGCTACCATTGTTTTGTTAAATTCTGCCGTTGGTTCTATTTCATCAACTATCTTTTCAAGCTCATCTATAGATATCTTGAAAAATTCCTTACGCATATTAACTTTATTTACACGTCTATCATTAAGTATTTCGTGCATCTTATTTTCAAGAGCTACAGCATCTTTAGAGAATATGAAGCTATGTACATCAAATTTAAAAGGAACGCTGGCGTTTCCGAGCTCATTAATTCTGTCTTGAGGTTCAAGCCTACGTGTCATACCTACTTTAAATACATCTTCACCAAAAGCTCCTAAGTTACTTATTATATAAACAGTACCGGCTTTACCATTTTGTAAGTTAGTTATTTCATCCTTTTTAATAATTACTTCACCTAATTGAGATTGAAGTTCAAGGATTCTTGCCTTGAGTTTATCAATTTCTGATTCATCAGTAGTATTTAACATAGTATCTTGCAACTTACTAATTTCAGTATTGAACTTTTCTTCTTCCTGTTGAATATGTTTCTTTTCACGTTCAAGAGCTTTACGTTCTTCAGCTTCCTGTCGCATTTGTTCTTTAAGGGCCATCTGTTCTTGCTTAGCTTGTTCACGTTTAACATAGTAATTATATTCAATTTTAACAGCATTAATAAAGAGATATTCTAATTCGCCTATGAACTTTGTAAGAGTACCAGCAATAGTCTGATTGCCTTCGCCAGCAATCTTAAGGTATTTTGCAGAAATATCTTTTACATGTTCGATTGCAGTATCTAGCTTTTCATATTTTAGTGCATATAATACATTCTGTAGTTCAGCTCTTAATGCTATTACCATTAGGTTGTAGATAGCTTTATTAGCTTTGGTTGTATATCTGGCAGAATATTGCTTTAAAAGATTGTCTATAAGCTTTTCATTATCTTTATAAGCTTTTCGCAGACTCTTTATGTCCATACAATGTAATTTAAGAATTACTGAAGGAGCAATTTCTTCGGCATCTTTTAAATCACTTGTGCTTAATATGCAACTATTATAAGGGATTTCTAAATTTATGAAGTTATCAAATGCATAAGCAAAACTTTTATACAATTCTTTGGAACGTGATATTTTACGCTGCTGGGTTGCAAGAGATTTTTTTAGTTTATCATCCTGTTGTTGCAATTCATTAATTTCAGTTCTCAGTTTATCAATTAATACATTATTACTCTGTATTTCTTCATTGAGAGAATCAAGGTTAGCTTTTGCTTCGCTTTCAGCAGAAGCAATCTTTGTGGCTGATTCCTGTTCTATTTGTTCAATCTTTTTCTTTGTTTCTATATATTCAGTAACACCTAGCTCATCACATGTTTGTTTCATTTCAGAATATTCCTGCGATAGTTGATTGTTCTGATTGAATGTTTGTGTAAATAGTTCTTTTTGTTTCTTATCATTTACAGCTTTTATGATAAGAAGAATAATGCCGATTATAGGCGGAATAATAAGAAACCAGCATGCACATAAAAGTGCAATAAACCAAGTGCTTAAGTACCATTTGCTTTTAGTGTTCATAATTGTTAGCCTCCTATTATAATAATTTCCAACTGTATCCACAATTTAAGCATTTAACTACACCTTGTTTGCTTGAAAGTCCGCCTATAATTGCTCCAGTACTTCCAAATGCAGCACCTCCAAGAAGAGCTCTTCCCAAACTTAATTTTTTAGTGGAATAGTTTATGCTGGTACTTCCACATTTAGGACAACAAGCTATTCCATTAGCTTTGTTTTCTTTTACTTTTTCTTTAATCTGTCCTTTTTTGGTAATTGATGGATTCTTTGTATTCCAAATAGGAGTGCCATTTTTGGGATGTGGCACATTTCCTATAATTGTATTTATTTTTTCAGTATCATTTTTATCTACAATATAAAATCCGGTATCCTTTTTCCCACAATAAGGGCATTTTTCAGCTTTTACTAGTAACTTATCACCGCAATTATTACAGATTTTTATTTTATTAGATAAATCATTACCATTGGAATCTGTAATTATATTTTTTTCTAAGAATTGATGTACATCTTTTATATCAGAATTAACACCGGTATATAATAGTCCATCATATATTTTTTTGAGCTTTTTATCTGATGCAGACAAAACCCAGAAATTATCATCAATAAATTCTATTACAATGTAAGGATTTGCTAAAAATACATTAGTAATTTCCTCGCTTTTATATAAAGATTTTGTATTACCTGTAACGTCGAGGAGTAATCCTGCGTTATATAGTCCAATACTACAATAGGTTTTTTCAGCAGACGATGTTCCATTTATATATTTTGCAGTAGTAAGAAATGTAAAACTTGAAAATCCTCCTTCTTTTTTTATATTTTTGAATTGTTCCTTAGATATATCCATATTAAATATCCCCCTCTTCTCTATGTGCAAATATTTCAACTACCTGAACATCTTTGCACTGTTTGTCATAATCTCCATTTTCAATGTGTTTCATCTCGTGATGATACGCTTTCATAAGCTGCTCCAGGGAATGCCTGGAGTTTAATACAATAGTGTATGTATCATCATTACAATGCATAGTGTATGCCTTAATTGTCACAGGCATATCAGCGTATACAATATTAGTATCCAATTTCTTTTCACCCTCTTACTGTTAATCGTTGTTGTTAGACATTCGGTCAATCATCTCCTTTACAAACTGAATATCTTCTTTTTTAACCTTGCGTGATGCATCAAAGAGAACTTTATAGTCAGGGTTCTCATATAAGAACTGAGCCATATCTCTTGCATCATCATTAAGGTAGTAGCTTTCTTCGTTTCTATTGTCTTCTATTAAATCACCGACATTAACATGAAGATATTTTGCTATATCAATAATAACATCAATTTTAGGAACTCTGTTACCTGAGCACCAACTGGATACAGTTGATTTATCATAGCCAAGGTCTTCAACTAAATCCTTTTGAGTTTTATTATTCATCATTAAATAATATCTAAGCATTTCTGCAAATTGATTAGTTCCCATATAATGTACCGCCTTTCTAATTGCATTATATAACTAAGTTTTCAAAAACGCAACCAAAAAGCAAAAAAAGTTTACAAAATGTCTTGACAGTTTACAAAATGTAGAGTAGTATAATGGCGTAAGGAAGTTATAACAAGGAAGGAGGACTTATTTAATGGCTTGTCCATATAAAATAAGATTAGCGGCAGTAAGGGTTAATGCGGAGTTGTCGCAAGAAGAAATGGCAAACAAAATGCAGGTTTCAAGAGTTACTATTGCTAATTGGGAATCATATAAGACAAAAATGAGTGAAGCTGATTTACAAATGTTTGCTTCTATATGTGGATTTCCTAGAGATTATATTTTTTTACCTTATTAGTTTACAAAATGTAGAATAACAATTCAAGCAAGTAACATACAAGGAGGTGAGAGCGTGAAAGAACAGGTAGATTTGCTGATAACAGAATTAGCTATTCATATAACAGATATTGTGAAAAATAATAGTGCATCTAGCTTATATGAAAACGAAATAGCGGATAAAACAAAGGCTCTTGCAGAGCTTATAACAGCAAGAGCCAAGATGAAATAACAAATTATTTAGAAAAATCATTTTTGCTTAGTTCAGCCAACTTATCATAGATTTGTTGCATAAAATCAGCAACAGCAGCACCACCTTCTTTATTAGTGTGTGCTGATGAGTTAGATAACTTAGCAATTGTTATTTCAACTGTTTTTTGAAGTAATACATCATTGTTAATCATAATAAGCTACTCCTTTCGTGATTACTCGGCTACGGCAATAGCCTGTGATTAAAGTATAGGAGTTAAAACAAGATTAAACAAGATATTTACGCAAAGAGCAAAAAGATGAATGTAACAGCAGTAGCAATAACAACGATTATCTGCATAACAATATTAATTTTATGCAGAGATGATAGGAAGAGGTGATATTATGGCACATTTTAATTCAAGTGAAGCAAGAGCAGCACAGGATAAGTATTGCAAAGAGAATGGATATCCACACTTTGCACCAGAAAGTGGAAAATGTTGGAGTTGCAATAGTGATATTTATGCACAGATTAACCACGGCGGATATAAAACTGGAATTTCAGTAGAAGAAGCCGGCTCAACATTAATAACAGGCTGTCCACATTGTCACATATCATATTGTGATTAAAAGCAGTAATCAGGACAATCAGCAGAAGCATATAAGACAGTAAGTATAAGCATAAGAGGTGGTATGTATGAAATACGATTTAAAAACAACAGTATTCCCTGATGGGTGTGTTGTGAATGTGCATTCACCACAACTGTCAGAGGACGAAAGGGCTAGAGCAGTTGCTGATCTTAAGGAAGCAGCTCAAAGATATGCCAGAAGTGTTATTAAGCAGAAAACGATAAAGGAGAAAATAAAACAATGAGGATAACCGGGAAAATAATTGCATTTAACAAGAGAATCAATGCAGCTATTGCAGATGGAAGAATCGAAGATGCATCCAAGTGGATGTTAAGGCTTCACAGGCTGGAGTGTAAAGCAGGTGTTCCAATAGGTGATTACAGATTAAGAAATATATAAAAAGAGCTGCGGTGAGCTAGTAGCACTAACAACACCGCAACTTAATAAAAAACATCAGTTATAGTGTAGAACATTTAGGAGTAAAAAGCAATGTGGAATTACAAATGTTTACATTGTGGCGCAAGACTGGATCCTGGAGAGAAATGTGATTGCCAGGATGAAAGGCAGCGTTACTTAAGACAGTTTAGGATGTCTGAGAACGGACAGTATCAGTTTATATTTGGAGGAATGAATGAAAACAACAAAGATACAGATAAGAGATATATTAGGAATTAGGGAATTTAAAATGAATGGTGAAAGTATAGAGCTTTCAGGTTCAAATGGTGTAGGTAAGTCATCAGTACTTGATGCCATAAGATATGCATTAACCAATAAATCTGGCAGAGATGTAATCGTAAGACGGGGAACTGTTGAAGGAGAAATTCTTATTGAGACAGACAGCGGATTATCTATTAATAGAAAGAGCCGTATCAATAGAGCGGATTACAAATCTATTAAACAGAATGGGCGTGAAATAGGAAGTCCAGAAGCCTTTCTTAAGGAGATATTTACTCCTTTGCAGCTTAATCCAATAGAGTTTATAGCTATGGATAAGAAACGGCAGAATGCAATTATTCTGGATATGATTCAGTATGACTGGGATATGAACACTATTAAGCAATGGTTTGGAGAGATACCAGCATGGGTTAATTATGATCAGAATATTCTTTCAGTTCTTAATGATATTCAGAGTGAAAATGGAGAGTATTACCAGAACAGAAGGAATATAGACAGAGACAGAAGAAATAAGATAGCGTTCATAGAAGACATAGGAAAGACACTTCCAGAAGGTTATGACGCTGAGAAGTGGAGAAATGCATCTGCCGGAGATATCTATAGACAGATAGAAAGTATTCAGCGTGATAATCAGCTTGTGGAGCGTGCCAAGCAGGTGATTGAGAACAAGAACAATAAAATCCGTAAGTTTGAGGCAGATAGAGAGATTGAAAAAGCTGCTATTGAAAGAGAGTTCAGTTCTCGTGATAAGCAGATAACAGAGGATATTACAAGACTTGAAGGACAGATTGTAAGTTTAAGGCAGGAACAGAGCAGTCTTGCATCTAAGAAGGCAGACAAGCTTGCTCTGGCAGATAAAACTTATGAGGCCTCCGTTGCTGAATATAACGCACAATGTGCTGAGTACAATGAGTATGTTGATAGGGATATAAGAGATACATCTGAACTTAGTAAACAGGCACAAGCTATTGAAGATATGAAAGCCCATATTAATGAGTATGACAGAATGGTAATGCTTCAGGATCAGGTAGACGAGCTGGCAAAGCAGTCACAGATTCTCACAGATAAGATTGAGAAAGCACGAACATTACCGGGTGAAATACTGAAAGAATGCAGCATACCAATTGAAGGACTTTCAGTTGAAAATGGTATACCTCTTATTAGCGGTCTTCCAATCAGTAATTTATCAGAGGGTGAAAAGCTGGATTTATGTATTGATGTAGCTCTGCAGAAGCCGAATGGAATACAGCTTCTGCTTATAGATGGTGTGGAGAAGCTTTCTACAACACTTAGAAATCAGCTTTATAAGAAATGTAAGGACAAGGGACTGCAGTTTATAGCAACAAGAACAACAGATGATACAGATTTAATAGTTACAGAATTATAGGAGGTTTAATTAATAATGGACAGCATGATACCAATGGGACAGCAGATGGCTGTTTCTAAAACATCACAGACAGAGATGATGATAAGCAGACAGGCACAGGAAGTTCAGGGGGCAATAGTAATGGCTAAGAAGTTCCCAAGAGATGAATATGATGCAATGGAGAGAATCAAGAGAACGTGCCAGAGGGCAACTTTAGCAGAGCAGGCTATATATTCTTATCCAAGAGGCGGACAGACGGTTATGGGACCATCTATAAGGCTTGCAGAAGCGCTTGCTCAGAACTGGGGTAATATTGATTATGGCGTTATAGAGCTTGAACAGAAGAATGGTGCATCAGAGATGATGGCATATGCATGGGATCTGGAATCAAATACAAGAGTAACCAAGATATTTACAGTAGAGCATAAGAGAGACACTAAGAAGGGTACATATCAGCTTACAGATAGTAGAGATATCTATGAGGCGACAGCTAACTTTGGTGCAAGACGAATGAGGGCATGTATTCTTGGAGTTATACCAGGAGATGTTGTAGATATGGCTGTTGGAGAGTGTAAGGAAACAGTTAGGAAAGGAATAGGCAAGGAGCCTATTAATGAAAGAGTAACTAAGCTTATTAATGCATTTAAAGTTGAATTCAAAGTTACAAGAGAACAGATAGAAAAGTATGCGGAACGTAATTGTGCGGATTTCGGAGAAGATGAATTTATTAACCTAAAGGGAGTATATAAGGCCCTTAAAGACGGACAGGCTAAAGCTGAAGATTATTTTCCGGTAGAAGAGGAAGTTCCTAATCCTATGGGAGGTACTGCAGATGTTACTAACAAGTGAGAATTATTATAGTACAGAAGCCGATAAGGAGTATTTAAGTGTATCGCAGTATAAGAATTTTGTTGGTTCACTTGGCCGTCCGGGATGTGAAGCTTATGCATTGGCAAAGCTTAATGAAGAGTGGGTTGAAAATATGGAAGATTCTGACGCACTTATGGTTGGTTCTTATGTTGATGCACATTTTGAAGGAACTCTTGATACATTCAAAGCGCAACACTCATGCATGTTTAAGAAAGATGGTTCCCTTATGGCTAAATATATTAAGGCCAATGAAATGATTAATAGATGTGAACGTGATGATTTATTTATGGCTTACATGAGTGGTGAAAAGCAGGTAATAATGACTGCTGATATGTTCGGTGCTAAATGGAAAATTAAGATTGATAGTTATATCAAGAATAAGTGCATTGTTGATCTTAAAACATGTCAGAGTATAACCAAAACATTCTATCATGCTGATGTAGGGAATATGAATTTTCTGTATGAATGGGGATATTACATCCAGGGAGCTGTTTATCAGAGAGTTGTCGAGATTAACACCGGAAAAAAGCTTCCATTCTTTATAGCTGCAGTATCAAAGGAAAAAGAGCCTGATATACAGGTTATAGCATGTGAGCAGTCGCTTCTTGATGAGGCTTTAGCAGAGGTTAAAAGTAATGTACCTAAGATAATAGCACTTAAGAATAATGAAATAGATCCTATAAGGTGTGAGCAATGTGATTATTGCAAACATACAAAGGTTCTTAAAGTGCCAATATGGTCAAGTGATTTGATAGGTGAGGTATAGGATGAAAACAGATAGTGTAGTAACGAGATATTCAGGATATTGTGCATTATGTGGAAAGCCTACACAGACAGAGCATCATTTATTATTCGGTATAGGAATTAGGGAATTAGCAGAAGAGGATGGCATTAAAATACCTGTATGTGATGATGAACACAATATGTCTGGTGGAATTAGGCAAATACATAATAATAGCGCTGCTGAAAAGCTTAGTAAGATTGCTGGTCAGTTAGCCTGGGAGAAAGAATATTATCATAAATTATATGGATATGAGAATGATCCAGCTAGAGAAGCATTTAGGAAAAGATATGGAAGGAGTTATCTGTGACTTTATAATATCACACAATCTACGTTGTCACAGAAATACATATAAGCCCTGTGGTACATACTTCCACAGGGCGGAAAGGAGCTGAATGCTCTATACATTTACAATCAAGGGTACGCTTCCAGGATTAAACGAATACCTGAAAGCAGAAAGAAGCTTTCATAACCGGCATAGTACTGGCAACGATATGAAGCAGCAGTATCAGATGATCATATCTAACGCTATAAGGCTTAATCTTAAGCGTACCCATATAAATAATCCAGTCCGGATTAAATACACATTCTATGAGCCTAACAGAAAGCGTGACCTTGATAATATAGCAGGGGTTGCACATAAGTTCATACAGGATGCACTTGTTAAGTGTAAGGTGCTTGATAATGACGGCTGGAATAACATAGTAGGCTTTGAGGACCATTTCTTCATAGATAAACATAATCCACGTATAGAAGTGGTGCTGGAAGAGGTGAAGCCGTGAATACAGAGCAGAGAATCGACTATATAAAACAACTGAACGGGTTTGAAAGGTGGCTCGAAAGTCATTATTTGCCGAGTGCTGCGCAATTATTGTACTACAAGTTATTAAGTATCAATAATATGGCAGGGTGGTGCGAGTGGATACAAGTAGATAACCAGCGAGTAATGTCTCGTTGTCAGATGTCAAGAGAGGCTACGTTAGTCGAAAACAGGAATAAATTAATAGAAGCAGGGCTGATAGAATTCCAGAGAGGAAAAAAAGGAAGTCCCAATAAATATAAAATTTGTACTTTCAAATCCGTAGGGAAAACCGTAGGAGAAACCGTAGTACAAACCGAAGTACAAACCGTAGGAGAAACCGTAGCCATATATAAACAAAAACAAAAACTAAATAATATAGCGCCTGCGCGCGCAAAGAAAAATAAATTTACAAATTACAGTCAGCGTGAACGGCGGTCAGATGAGTTTTATGATTCGCTGCTTAGTAACTGACGGAAGGAGTATGCATGTTAGATTTAGAGTATCTTAACAGGTTCGGTAAGGATCTTGTTTCAGAAACAGACAGGCTTTTACAGGTGAAGTCTGCCTATGAGGAGATAAATCCAGAGGTGTTATACAAGGCGGAGCTGACAGAAGAAGGACGAAACACCTGTGAAAAAATATTGGAGGTATAAGGAGAATTGACTATGAACAGACAGGATATAGTGAATGAATTAAGAGATAGAGGATATGTAGCAGAAATTAAAGATACGTATAAGAATGGCGTAACAATCAAGGGGATTGTGATAATCGGAGAGATTAATCCTACCCCAATCATTTACACAGATGAAATTATAAGGAATGAGGATAGCGTAAGCACGGCTGCTGACAAAGTTCTTGCATTGTATAAAGAACATAAAACGTGTGATATAAAGATGGAAGATTTGCTTAATGCAGAATACCTCAAAGATAAGATGTTTATTACGCTTTGTAGGGAAGGGGTGGAGCCTGTAAACCTAACAAGGCATAATGCATATCTAGAAGGTGTGGATGATTGTCTTGCAGCATTATTGCTTAATACACCAGGAAGAGGTGCGATAATGAAGATACCGGCAAGGCTCCTCAAAAAAATTGGAATGAAGGAAGAAACCGCATGGGAGATAGCAAGAAGCAATACAGTTAAGAATGCATATGTGGATTCGTTTGATAACATACTTGCAGAAATGATGCGGGAAGATGGTGAAGCAGAAGAATTAATAGAAGCCACAAAGGCCGCGACAAAAAGAATGATAATTGCCTCCAATGCAAATAAATTCCATGGGGCAGGTGCAATATATGCTATAGATAGAATTAAGAGGATTGCAAACGCAGGTAAGATTATTGTAATTCCAAGCAGTATACATGAGCTGATCGTATACAAGTATGATGAAGATATGGATATGGATGATTTTAACAATATGGTAAAAGAGGTTAATAAGGAGCTGAATCCGGAAGATGTGTTAAGTGACAGAGTATATGTGTTGTAGGAGGTACAGAATGGAGTTACAGATATTTAACAATAGTGAGTTTGGACAGATAAGGACGGTTATAGTAGATAGCGAGCCTATGTTTTGTTTGGCGGATGTATGCAAAGCGTTAGAAATTACACATATTACAGATGTTAAAAATAGACTCAAACAAGATGGGGTCGGTACTGCCGAGGTCATAGATAATATAGGAAGAAAACAGAATGCGACATTTATAAATGAAAGTAATCTCTATAAGACAATCTTTCAGAGCAGAAAAGAAAGCGCTGAGAGATTTACAGAATGGGTAACATCAGAGGTGCTTCCAAGCATACGAAAGACAGGAAGCTATCAGAAGCCGCTTTCAACACAGGAAATGATGAGGATACAGTTAGGTATGATAGATGATGTTTCTGATAGGGTTACAAAGTTAGAAAACACTATGAACATAGATTATGGACAGCAGCACAGTTTGAGTGAGCTTATATCATCAAGGGTTATAGAACTGGTAGGTGGAAAGGAGTCTAATGCATATAGGGAGATAGGCAGGAAGGTGTTCTCAGAAATCAATCACGATTATAAGGATTACTTTAATGTCAATTCAAGAGCTAATACACCAAGGCTTAAATACGAGGAAGCTGTGGAGTATGTAAAGAACTGGATACCAAGCACAAATACAATGATGCTGATTAAGGATTGTAATGCACAGGTATCATTTTCAGAAGATTGGATGTAGTAATAAATGTTCTTTGACAATTGAATAATGACGGTATTGTGCTATTATTATAGCATGGAGGAGGATATCATATGAAAAATAAAGAGGACATTATCATATTGTGTGATGAACTTGAAAATTGTAAAAAGAAATCAATATGCGATTTTAATGAAATAATATGTGCAAAAAAAGCATTAAGAGAATATATAAATGGAGATAAAAGTAGAATCTTAAAACTTAAAGTACAGCTAGATTTATATAAAAATTTTAGAGAAAATACATTCTCACAATTAGCTTTCTGTGTTTCTATTTTTTCATTAATGATTTCAACAATGGCAAGTGTATTTGATATAATTGATTCAATGAATGTTAAAAATTTAAATGTACAAGGTGTAACATTTATAATTGCAATTTTTATATCATTTTTGATTATAATGATTATGGTTTGTGCTACATATAATGTTTATACGTCGAATTATAGCAGACAAAAATGGATGAAATATATTGAATATGCTCTGCAGGATATTGAAAAAGAAATTTTGGATTAATTGATTGAAGGGTGTCAGCCGTCATTATTTGATGGTTGGCATTTTTTTATACAAAAATATATTTGAGAGGTGTAGCGAGTGGAAGAACAGTACAATATCAAAGAAATATTGATACAGTATGAAGACTTGGTAAAGGAGAGAGAATCATTAAAAGAATCTATATCTCAGATAGAGAAAAGGATAAGTAAGATGGAGCAGGAAGGATATACTGTAATAGATAGTGTATCAGGCGGAAATGGTGGCAAGCAGCATTTCAAGATAGAAGGTTTCCCATATTCGGAGTATGATACTCAGATGGCATTATTGATGTTAAGAAAGTCGCAGCAGGAAGATGTTCTGGAGAAGATAGAACAGCAGATAGCACTTGCAGAGCATTACATATACCAGATAAAGAGCAGCACTATGAGGAGAATGATTACGTACAGATACATTAACAAATATTCCTGGATAAAAGTTGCACACAGCATGGGGAAGCATTATACTGCAGATGGATGCAGGATGGCTGTTGAAAGATTTTTGAAAGAAAAATAAAAGTCTGTTCGTTTTGTTCGTTCTGTTCGTTTTATATGTGGTAATATTTATCGTGGAACAGATGTAAAGAGCACTGATACCCCAAAACTCCAAAATTATTGAAAACATCCCCTCTTAAAAGGCTCTGATACTGGATTATCAGTGCCTTTTATTATGCGTTTTCAAGAGTAGATTAAAATGTTAATAAATGTTAATAGAAAGGGGGTACATAAGAAATGAAACCAAAGCAGATAAAGTGCCTGGAATTAATGGTTCAGGGCGAATTAACAGACAAGGAAATTGCAGAGGCAATTAACATTTCTCCCAAAACAATATGTGAGTGGAAGAAAAATAACGAAGAGTTTCGTCGTGAGTACAATAGAATGATACGATCAAGTCTGCAATATGCTGCCCCCAAAGCTTTTAGGAAACAGGAAACGCTATTAAATTCTAAGAATGAGATGGTTGCTTATCTTGCAGCAAAAGACTTGATGGATAGAGCAGGCCTTAATCCTATAGAAAAAATAGAAGCTAATGTAAACGATACAACCAGGAGTGAATTACAGGAGCTTCTTGCACAGCGTAAAGCAAGGGGTGAGCCAGATGCTTCTAAGTGATAAGTACTGGGATTACATAGACACACCAGCAAGAGCAGAGTTCTTAGAGGGTTCAACTGCATCCGGAAAGACAACAACAGTAGCTGTTAAGTTCATTATGAATGTAGCTGAATCAGATATGAAGCTGCATGTTATAGCTGGTAATACAACAGGTGTTATTGAGAAGAATATTATAAATGCAGATATGGGATTGCTGCAGATATTCCCCAATCTTGAATACTGTGGTAATGGCGATAAAGAAAATAAACTTCCGCACATTAAATTCAAAACTGGCAGCGTTACAAAGATAATATATGTTCTCGGTTACGATAATGCCAGCAAGTGGAAGAATGCCTTGGGTTCACAGTTTGGATGTGTGTGGGTAGATGAGTGCAATACAGCCAACATAGACTTCATACGAGAGATATTCGGACGTTCTGAATACTTTGTAGGTACGCTTAATCCGGATGCGCCTACGCTGCCAATATATTCAGAGTACATCAATCATGCAAGACCGATTGATAAGTACAAGGCAGATGTGCCGGAAGAGATATGGAAGGATCTTAACGGTTGTGAGCCTATTAAAGACTGGGTATATTGGTTCTTCACATTTGAAGATAATATATCCATGACACCAGAGAAGATAGAACAGAAAAAAATGAGCTATCCTCCTGGCACTAAGATATATAAAAACAAGATATTAGGATTACGAGGCAAGGCTACAGGTCTTGTCTTTTCTAATTTCTGCAAACGACATGTTGTTACAAAGGAACAGGCAAAGGCATTTATTAAACGAGAATATGACGACAAGCAGACAGAACGGTTTGTAATATATACAAGCGGTCTTGATACGGCATATTCAACAAAGAGCCCAGATACTATTGCAATGTCTTATATGGGAATAACCAACAAGGGCAAGCTGATAGTGCTGGATGAAAAGGTATATAACAATGCAGCACTTGATATTCCAATAGCTCCATCTGATACAGTAAGGAATTACATAGACTTCCTGGAGCGTAACAGAAAAGAATGGGGTGGAATGTCAAAGAATGTGTTTATAGATAATGCTGATCAGGCAACGATAACAGAGTTTGCCAAGTACAAGAGAGAACACATTGACTGCCAGTATATATTTAACAATGCGTATAAGAAAGTAACCATAATAGATAGAATTAACTTACAGCTTGGCTGGATGTCCTTTAATGACAAGAAGGGCAGAGAGCCAAGCTTTTATATTGTCGATACGTGCACGAATTACAAGACAGAGTTAGAAACGTATTCGTGGCTTGAAGATAAGGACTGTGAGCCTGAGGATGGCAATGACCATATGGTAAACAGCGTACAGTATGGCTGGATTCCTTATCGAAGCAGGATAGGCATAGAGAATAAGACATAATTCCAGATAGGAGAGTGAGAGAGGTGAACATATTTACAAGTATGGCAGAGAAGATAAAAACAGGAATAAGAACGTGGCTGCACATCCAGCCGGCTGTTAATGGATCCATAAGCATACAGGAAACTCTTGATTACGAGGGAAATGCCATAAAGAACCAGATATGGTACAGAGGTGAGAGTGAAGAACTGTCACAGCTATATAGCCAGATAGATGGTGACAAGACAAGGTTCTGGTCTGCATCCTGTACAATAGGTATGGAGATAAGAAAGATACACGTGGGTCTCCCTGCGATGTTATGTGATATGCTGGCCAGTATAGTAACAGATGATATGAATTTAATAGATGCTGGCAGCAGGCAGACAGAATGGGATAAGATAGCAGAGGAAAATGATTTCATTGAGCTTGTTAAGCAGGCAATAACAGAAACGCTTTATATCGGTGATGGAGCATTCAAGATATCGTTCGATACGAACCTTAGCAAGTATCCTATATTGGAATTCTACTCTGGTGATAAGACAGAGATTATCAAGGACAGGGGAAGAGTTAAGGAGATAGTGTTTAAGACTGTGTATAACGTGCAGAGACAGGAATATGTATTACTTGAACATTATGGCATAGGCTACATACATTATGAGCTTACAAGAGGCGGCAGGGAATATGATTTAAGTGTTATACCGGAGCTGGCACATCTTAGTGATGTTACCTGGAATGACAAGTTTATAATGGCTGTTCCTCTTATGTTCTATAAGTCAGCCAAGTATAAAGGACGAGGCAAGAGCATATTTGATGCAAAGATAGATAACTTTGATGCGCTAGATGAAGCATGGTCACAATGGATGGATGCCTTAAGGAAGAATAGAACAAAGGAATATATACCGGAGAATATGCTTCCAAGGAATCCGCTGGATGGAAAAGTGCTAAAGCCTAATGCTTTTGATAATGCCTATATACAAACAGATGGCAGCATGGCAGAAGGTACAGTTAATAAGATAGAGCTTGTACAGGGCAATATCCCACACGAAAGCTATCTTGCAACATATATCACAGCGCTGGACCTTTGTTTACAGGGGATTATGAGCCCATCAACATTAGGCATAGATGTTAAGAAGCTGGATAATGCGGATGCACAGAGGGAGAAAGAGAAAGCAACGCTTTACAGCAGAAATAACATTGTAGAGCGGCTTCAGAAGGTTCTTCCAAAGCTCGTTACAGCAACATTTAATGCCATAGACACGCTTAATAAGACAGCTATTAATGATATAGATATTGATGTGACATTTGGCGAATATGCTAACCCATCCTTTGAAAGCCAGGTAGAAACAGTCAGCAAGGCTAAGCAGGGCGGTATTATGAGCATAGAGGCATCTGTTGATGAGCTGTATGGAGATACCAAGGACGATGAATGGAAGCAGGAAGAGATAGCAAGGCTTAAGGCTGAGCAGGGTATATCTGATATGGAAGAGCCGGCACTTAATATGCAGGCAGATGGCTTTACAGTTTGATGGCTATGATAACGATTTTATGATTTTTGAAACGATTTTACAGTTTTTGATAACAAGTGAGGTAGCTTATGGCACTTAACACAGATTATGACATAGAAAAAGCCTTTAGAGCCATAGAAGATGCGCTGATTGCTTCTATGATACGAAATCTTGACAGACACAGAGCGGAAGAAGATGAACTTGGATTCAACTGGACACAATGGCAGGTAGAACAACTTAAAGCCTTAGAAAAATATAAAGCAGATAACAAGACACGTTTTGCGGGCAGATTCAGCGATATAAACAGTTCAATTGATGCAATGATATTTACAGCAAGGCAGACAGGCGGCACAGAGCAGGAACAGAAGATATTAAGAGCATTGAAAAAGGGATTAAAAGCATCCAAGGTGTCACAAGGCACTGAGGGTGCTTTTTTCAAGCTTAACACAAGAAAGCTTAATGCCCTGATTAAAGCTACGAAGTCAGATTTTAACAGGGCGGAAAAAGCAATGCTTAGAATGTCGGAAGATAAATACCGGCAGATAATATTCAATGCTCAGGTGTATGCGAATACGGGTGCAGGAACATATGAGAAAGCGGTTGATATGGCTACAAAGGATTTCCTTAAAGCAGGTATCAACTGTATTGAATATGCGAATGGCGCAAGGCATACAATGAAAGATTATGCTAAGATGGCTATTCAGACAGCCAGTAAGCGTGCGTATCTAACCGGAGAGGGAGAAATGAGACAGTCTTGGGGAATTAGTACAGTTATTATGAATAAGCGTGCTAATGCCTGTCCTAAGTGCCTTCCATTTGTTGGAAAGGTGCTTATAGATGATGTATGGAGTGGCGGTAAGGCATCTGATGGTCCTTATCCGCTTATGTCATCTGCTATGGCAGCAGGGCTTTATCATCCAAACTGTAAAGATATTCATACAACATACTTCCCTGAGCTTGACGAAGAGCCGGATAGCAAGTTTACCAAGAAAGAACTGGAAAAGGTCAAAGAAGATTACAGACAGGACCAGAAACAGCAATATGCTGGCAGAATGGTTGAACAGTTTGACAGGTTGGCTAAGTACTCATTAGATAAGGACAACCGTAAGATGTATGCGGCTAGAAAGGAACAGTGGGAAAATGAAGTATTAAAACAGAAAAATAGAGGCAAAAAGGTTATAATAACGGAGCAGGCAATAGATAAAGTAAATGAAATTAATCCTAAGGGCTTTACTTCTGATAATAATAAATTTATAAAAGAGGTACATAAGGACTTACTTAAAGTTGCGAGAGATGAAAATAACAGTAATGAAGTTGCATGTGTAGTAGATTTAATAACAAATAAAAAAACTAAATTTATAAAAGGTGGAAGGCATGAGGTAGATGTATATTCTGATTCAGATATGTTTCATTTATTGCATTCGGCAAAAGATAAGTCTTTGGTATTATGTCACAACCATCCTGGATTAACAGATTTTTCAGCAAATGATATTGGAGTATTTATGAGACACGACACAATAAAAACTATGACCATTGTGACAAATCAAGGAGATGTACGATATATTTCAAAAGGCGAACATTTTGATTATAATGGAGCGGTTGAATTGATGAGAGAGTGTCAGGAAAAATATAGTGATAATATTAATAAGTGTATTGATTTGTTTTTAAAAAAATGCTATTCTGTTGGCATACAGAGAGGGTAATATTGAGGCAGGAGGTGTTTCAATGGATGGTATATTAGATGGAAAACCGGGAATGACAATTGATGAATTGATTGCATTATTGGAAAAAGGACCAATAAAGGCAGAAAGCAATAATGAAGATAAAGCAGAAATAAAAGAAAACAAGTAACAGCCACCAGTCGAAAGATTGGTGGTATTTTTATACCCAATTTTAAGAAAGTGAGGACAAGACAGTATGAAAAAACTATTTATTAGCCAGCCTATGGCAGGTAAAACAGACGAGGAAATAAAAGAAACAAGGAAAAAGGCAATAGAATATGCAGAGCTGCTATTAGGTGAGAAAGTAGAAGTTATAGAGTCTTTTTTTGAAGGAGCACCAGCAGAAGCTAAGCCATTGTGGTTTTTAGGAAAATCAATAGAACTTCTATCACAGGCGGATGTTGTATATTTTGTTAAAGGCTGGGATAAGGCTAGAGGCTGTAAAATAGAACATCAGTGTGCATTAGCATATGATATTAAGAGAATTGAAGATTAGATTGAATAAACAGCCATAGAGCTGTTATTTTTATACTCAAGTTACACCGGTGCAACACAATTTAATATTAGTTATTAAGCACACATGGCAATACGCTGTGGGTGCTATTTTTATGCCCAAAACTTAATGGCACTAAACTTTAGGAAAATGCTGACGAGCGGTAAACGGAAAGGAGATAGAGTGATGAGAAAGACATTACCTATTAATTTACAGTTCTTCGCTGAGGGCGGAGATGGTAACGGCGACCAGAACGCTGGAAGCAACAACAACGGACAGGCAGGACAGCAGGGTGGTCAGAATAATCAGCAGGCGGCTGGAATTGACTATGACAAAATACAGAGCATGTTAGACACCGCAACTGCCAAGAAAGAAAATGCTGTGCTTAAAAGCTATTTCCAGCAGCAGGGACTATCCGAGGAGGAAGTAAGCCAGGCTATTGCAACATTTAAGCAGAATAAACAGCAGCAGGTAGAACAGCAGCAGAACGCTAATGCTAATCTTCAGAATGAAGTAACAACAGCGCAGAAAGATGCTGAACAGGCTCGTATAGAGCTTGCGGCTACACAGGTAGCAATGACACTTGGTATTAATGCGAAGACACTTCCATATGTGCTTAAGATGGCTGATTTCAGCAAGGCAAAGGGCACAGATGGAAAGATATCAGAGGACAATGTTAAAGCTGCACTTGAACAGGTTCTAAAGGATGTACCTGCACTTAAGCCAAGCACAGAGAACAATGAGGGATTCCAGATTGGCGCAGGGCAGCAGACTAATGGCCAGCAGTCTTCTGCAGGTAGCAATGTAAATGTTCCTACAAAGAGATGGAATAGATTCAATTAAGAAAGGTTAAAAAAAGGTAAAATAATATGCCAAATTTAAATTATGCAGAACAGTGGAGTCCTGAATTATTAACAATTCTTATTCAGGGCACACTTACATCACCATTTATCACAAACAATGTCAGATGGTTAGATGCCAAGACCTTCCATTTTACACAGATGAGTGTAAGTGGTTATAAGAACCATAAGAGATCAGGTGGATGGAACACAGGAGAATATAACCAGAAAGATGTTCCTTACACAGTAACACATGACAGAGATGTACAGTTTTTGGTTGATAAGGCAGATGTTGATGAAACAAATCAGACAGCATCTATTCAGAATATTTCACACATATTTGAACAGACACAGGTAGTACCAGAGACAGATGCATTATTTTTCAGTAATGTAGCACAGGCTGCACAGAAGACAGAATTATATCATACTGAAACAACTTCAACAGAATATACATCAGAGAATGTATTTGCTAAGCTTAAGCATATTCTGGCAGCAGGCAAGCTTAGAAGATATAAGGCAAATGGAAGTCTCATTATGTATGTATCTTCTGACATTATGGATAAGCTTGAGGCATCAAAGGAATTTACACGTAAGATTGAAATGACACAGATTGCAGAAGGTGGTCTTGGCATTGAAACACGTGTAACTGATATTGATGGTGTGACACTTATGGAAGTTGTGGATGATGAAAGATTCTATGACAGATTCGATTGGGATGTTGAAGAGGGTGGTTTTGCACCACTTAAGTCTAAGTATGTGTTAACAACAGACGAAAGCAAGACAGAAGGTAAGACATATTATGAGAAGAAGGGTGAAGGACAGTACACAGTTGTTGCTAAGCCTACATCTACTCCTAAAACAACAGGATATTATGAGAAGACTGTTCAGGGTTCTCACAAGATTAATGTTCTTGTAGCCTGTGGTCAGACATGCAAGACAGTACCTAAGATTTCATCAATCTATTACTTTGCACCAGGAGCACATACAGAAGGTGACGGATACCTTTACCAGAACCGCCAGTTAAGTGATACATTCGTATTCCCTAATGGCAAGGATAGTAAGGTTGATTCTGTATTCGTTGATGTAGATCCTGCAGAAGAGATTGCAGAGTGAGCCTATGGTATATGCAAGTAAAGAACAGTACCTGAGTGAGCATAATCTTATCCCGGATGAACAGATAGAACGAAGATTAAAACAGGCGAGCCGGCATATCGACTCGCTTACTTTTAATCGTATAACATCAAGAGGCTTTGATAATCTGACAGAGTTCCAGCAGGCTATTGTAATAGATGTATGCTGTGATATGGCTGATTTTGAGTATGAGAATGAAGACATGATTAATTGTGTCTTACAGAATTATGCTGTAAATGGAGTATCTATGCAGTTTGGTAGCAGTTGGAATGTTCTTGTGCAGAATGGAATTGCTGTAAAGCGTGATACATACCGGGTGCTTTGCCAGACAGGCTTGTGCTGCTTAAGTCTGGGGGTGTGAGTATGAGATACCCTTGCTTGATATTAAAGAGCATGTGTAAGACAGAAATACATGTAGAGATAGAGCAGGAAGGCAGGAATGTCTATGGAGAGCCTCTTGAGCCTGTTATATGGGATGGCTTATGTAACTATCAGGACAGCGGTAAGACAGTATTAACAGCAGAAAAGGTGTTTATACAACTTGAAGGATGTGCTTTGATACCTGGAGATATTGCACCGGAACTTCCTGTTATTACTAAAGGTGATATAACAGTGTTCGGTGTAACAAGACATATATACAAGGGTACAAAGTGCCGTAATCCGGATGGTACAGTTAATTATGTAAGATTGGATGTGATGTAATGGCAAAGAATGTTAAGTCAACAGTAAAGCTTAATATGCCTGTGGTGAGAAGACTTACGGCAGCGGCACAGGTGTCATTGGCACAGACTGCAGAAGCTATACATGCAGATGTTGTTCAAAGGCAAGTAATGCCTAGAGATACAGGTACATTACAGAATGAGAGCACATTTGTATATACACAGGATATTGCAAATGGTAAGGTGGGGCTTATATCAAGCACGCCTTATGCAAGAAGATTGTACTATCATCCGGAATACAACTTCCACCAGTCACCTTGGACTGATGAAAGCGGTAAGAGGCACGAGGGTAATGCAAATGCTAAAGGCAGATGGCTTGATGATTATATGAAAGGTGGTAAAAAGCAGGATTTTGCACCTAAAGCATTTGGAAAGTTTTATAAAAAGAATGCGGGGTTATGATGTTAGGAATAGGTGATGTAAGAGATTATATAGCAGGTCTTGGTATTGCAGACAATACTAACGTGTATTGCGGAAAATTAGACGACAAAAAGAATAAGAGCATAGGTGTTTACAATAATAACAAGCAAAGATCTGTGCAGATGGCGGTAGGCGGCTTAAATAACAGCTCTTATCGTATTAAGTCTGTAAGTATATTGGTCCACTGGAATACCAGTGTCAGAGACACAGAGAAGACGGCAGAACAGCTCTACAATATGCTTAGGGATATGAACCATATCACAATCAATGATACTAAGGTGTTCTTCACTAAAATGCTGGTTGATGAGCCTGTGGATGTAGGAACAGATGATAATGGTATCTTTGAGTGTGTAATAGAATTAGATATTTATTATGAAAGGTAGGCAGAAATATGGCAGAAAATACTAAAATTGCTGGATATAGTGCAGAAGCAGTAGTAAAAGAAGATGTTAATCCGGTATATGAAATAAAGTTTGGTGTATGCACAAGCGGAAGAAAGAAATCAGATTCGCCAGAAACTATAACAACAGTTGTTGTTAAAGATGCAGAAAGTCTTGGAATATCTATTGACGGAAGCATGGAAGAATGGAAACCAATGGATCAGGGTGGATGGACCAGACGATTAATGACAGCCAAGTCAATCGGAATATCAATGGGTGGTAAACGTAATTATGGTGATCCAGGTAATGATTACGTTGCAAGACTTGCAACCAAGACAGGACAGGATTGTAATACGTGGTTATCAATTATTTTCCCTAATCTTGATCAGCTTATTATTCCAGCGGTAATTAATGTGACAAGTATGGCAGGAGATTCAACAAGTGCGGAAGCTCTTGAGTGGGAAGCGCAGTCTGACGGAAGACCAACATATATAGAACATGTAGCTTAGAGATAAAAGAAAGGAAATAAGATAATGGCAAAGACAGATTTTAAAGTAATAGACATATCAATGAAGATAACTAACCAGTTACCTATGATTCGTATTACAGATGATTTAGTTGTAACTGTTAATAACAGGAAGAACACAATTCTTAAGGTACAGGCTATGGCTGCTGAGTCTGAAAAGAAGAAAGATAATAACAACGAAGTGAAATTTATAACAAAGGCTCTTGAAATGCTTATTGGCAAAGAGGCAGCAGATAATATTGAGGCTATGGACTTACCGCTTCCGGAATATAAAGAAATGTATAATGCAATAATGGGCGTTGCTGCAGGCACATATGGAGAGGAGAATACACCCTCATAGTGAAACATATTATGACATATATGATGACTGGGAGCTGATAGAATCAAGCTTCCTGTCACAGTATGGTATACGATTGCGGACGGAAGATGATATGTCATGGGCGGAATTTTGTTCTTTATTATCTGGAATAATGCCGGAAACACCACTGGGAAGAGTGGTAAGTATAAGAGCAGAGAAAGACATTAAAGTCATAAGGAACTTTACTAAGGAACAGAAAAAGATACATGATGACTGGCTTCTGAAGCGTAATAGGAAAATGGTGGGAACACCACAGTATATAGAATATTGGACACGATTACAAAGAGATTTTAAGGCTGCTTACTCAAAGAAGTAGGCAGCTTTTTTCGTGCCAGAAAGGAGGGGAAATGTCAGATACAGAAATTGCAAGTATTTATCTTACATTGGGTTTAGATACAAGTGAGTGGTTAGAAGAACTTAATAAAGCAACAGATAGCATAAATAAGCAGTTTGTTGAAATAAATAGTGAATTTACAAAACAAGTGTCAAGTACGTTATCAGAAACTGTTACACGAGCGAGTAAGCAGTTTATTAATTTAAATAATGAGTTCACTAAACAAATGTCAAATATGGGAAGTAATTTATCTAATGTATCTAATGATATTGTTAAAGAAACTGAAAAGACAAATGATAGTATCTCAAAGCAAATGACAGTTATGTCAAAAAATGCAACAAAAAATGCATCTGGATTTATTAGAACCATAAGGAAAAAATTAGTAGCAGCATTTGGAACAGTTGCAACAGGAGCTTTTATCAAATCTTGTATAGAAGTAGGTTCGAATGTCACAGAAGTGCAGAATGTTGTTGATACAGCATTTAAGGACTTAAGCTGGCAGGCAGACCAGTGGGCATCTAATGCTATGACTAATTTCGGTTTGTCGGAATTATCAGCAAAGAAGTACATGGGTGTGTTTGGCCAGATGAGTAATGCTATGGGTATTACAGGTAATGCGGCACTTGATATGGCTGAAAATGTAACTGGTTTAACAGGAGATGTTGCATCATTCTATAATCTTGGGACAGATGAGGCATATGCAAAGCTGAAATCAATCTGGACTGGCGAGACGGAAACACTCAAGGATCTTGGTGTTGTAATGACTCAGACCAACCTTGACCAGTATGCGCTTAATAACGGCTTCGGTAAGACAACAGCCAAGATGACAGAGCAGGAAAAGGTAATGCTACGTTATCAATATGTAACAAGTGCATTATCTAATGCCACAGGAGACTTTGTTAAGACACAGGATTCCTGGGCTAATCAGACAAGAATACTTACATTAAGGTTTCAGCAGTTAAAGGCTAGTCTTGGTAAAGGCTTCATAGCATTGTTTACACCTATTCTGCGTGGATTTAATAGTCTGCTTGCAGGATTGCAGAAAGTGGCAGATGGATTTGCCAGCTTTGTGCAGATGCTTACAGGTGCCGATATATCATCCTCTATGGGAAGTATAAGTGCTGATATAGCAGGCATAGGAGATGATGCTGGAGGTGCTGCAGATAATGTAAGTGGAATAGGAGATGCAGCTAAGAAGACAGCAAAGGATATTGAGAAGTCCCTTGCAGGTTTTGACCAGATAAATAAGCTTACAGCGGATGATAGTAGCTCTTTGGGTTCAGGTACAGATTCAACATCAGGTATTGGAAGTGTAGATCTTGTACCGGATGTAAGTGGAAGTACAGCGAATGTATCAAGTGCAATATCCGATATGGCAGACAAGGTAAAGAAAGCCCTAGAACCATTAAAGGCAATATCATTTGATAATCTTGTATCATCACTTGATAATCTCAAGAGAGCGGTACAACCATTAACAGAAAAGTTGTTTTCTGGATTGGAATGGGCTTATTACAATGTGTTAGTTCCACTGGCAAGCTGGTATATAGAAGATTTAATACCGACTTATATTAATACGTTAGCAGATGCTTTTGAATTACTTAACACGGTATTAGATGTATTTAATCCGGTGTTTGAATCTGCTTGGGATAACTTCTTTAAGCCTATAGCAGAATGGACAGGTGGCATTGTTGTCGATGTCATAAATTCCATAGGAGATGCTTTTTTATTAGTAGCAGGTTATCTAAAAGAGCATGAGACAGATGTTAAAGACTGGACAGATTTATATATAACACCATTCTTTAAAACTATCACAGATTTTATAACGGAATTATATGATTTAATAAAAAGTGTAATAGGCTTTGTGATAGATTTATTAGGCCCATCTTTTGATGAAATTGTTGCAATTATTTCTGGCGCAATTAGCGCAATAATAAAAATTGTAACAGGTGTTTTGGATATACTCAAAGGTGTAATAGAGTTTCTTAACGGAATATTTACAGGTGATATTGATAAGTGTATGCAAGGCATAGAGGATATCATTAAAGGATGTCTTGAGGCTATATGGGGTATCATAAAAGCAATTGTTTCTCTTATAGTAAATCTGGTTAAAGGTACTGTAGATATAGTGATTAATTTATTAAAAGATATATTTACTGCGATAGGAAATATATTATCTTCGATAAAGTCAGTATTTGATAAAGTGCTTATGGCAATATTTAATGCAGTTATTTCAGTAATTGACGGAATTAAAGATGCATTATGGAATATTGTAGATTTCGTTGGAGATACGTTTAGTAGTGCCTGGTCAAATGTATGGAATGGAATTATAAATGCATTTGATAATATATTTGGTGGCATTGTAGATATCGCCAAAGGGCCTATTAATATGGTAATAGGACTTATAAATGGTATGCTTGATGGATTAGAAAGTGGTATTAACTGGATAGTCCGCAGGGTGAATACTTTAAGCTTTGATGTACCTGATTGGGTACCGGTTATAGGTGGTGACCATTTCGGGTTTGATTTACCGGAAGTTGGATTTGGTAGTATCCCATACCTTGCAGAAGGTGGATATGTAAAGCCAAACACTCCACAGCTTGCAATGATTGGTGATAATAAACACCAGGGAGAAGTTGTAGCACCAGAGGATAAGCTTATCGATATGGCACAGAAGGCAGCAGCTATGGCATCCAGTGCTGAACTGTTAGCAGAAGCTATAAGTATTCTTAAGCAGATCCTTAAGATACTGGAAGCATTAGATCTTGATATACAGTTAGATGGAAAGAGCCTTAAGAAGTATGTAGTTGATAAGATTAACGAGCATACAAAGCAGACAGGAAAATGTGAGATATTGTAACTTAAATGCAGAGGACTTATGTGTGTAATAGCACATAGGTCCTTTTTTGAAAGGGTGATGTGATGATAATACAGGCTGGTGGTGTGGAACTTCCTGCACCGGTAAGTTTAAAGGTTGATGATGAAATCATATGGTCTTCATCAACTGGCAGAGCATTGGACGGAACTATGTTAGGAGATGTAGTAGCCGAGAAGAAAACACTGTCTATTGGATGGGGAGTGTTAACAGAAGAGGAACTGGTACTTATAAAGGATAAGCTGATTGCCGGCTTCTTCCCTGTAACATTTCATGATGATGGACAGGATATAACAATAACAACATACAGAGGTACACTTAGCAAAGAAGTGCTAGGAGAACTGAGTGATGGTATCTTCTATTACAGGAGTTCAAGCGTATCATTGATACAACAGTAAGGAGATTAACATGAAACAGACATTGAAAGTTAGTGATATAAGAAATAAGGCAGTGGCATTACAGGGTATTAATGCCCATTTTCCAGTAAAGCTTAATTATGCAATAGCCAAGAACTTAAAGGTATTGTTAGCAGAGTGTGACACTGCAGCTGCACAGAATAAGAAAGTCCTGGATGAAAAGGCATCCAAGGATAAGAATGGTGAGTATGAATGGAAAGACAATGAGATTGTATTCCCTAGTGAAAGGGTCAAGAAAGAGGCGCTTAAGGAGCTGGATGATATAGCTAATCTTGATGTTGAAGTTGAGATTATGACTATCCCAATGAGCGTACTTGAAATGTGCGATACAGATAAGTATGATGTACCAACATCTAAGAATATGGCAGCACTTGAATTCATGATTGAATAGGAGATAAGCCTATGTATAACAATGTATCTGATGCATATAAAGCTACGATAAGAAGTCCTTCCAGAACATTCAGGGGACGTCTTAAGATTAATGATAAATGGGTATATGCTAACTTTAAGAAACTCAGTTATGAAACTTCAAGCAGTTCTGAAGAATACCTGCAGTTAGGTTCGGCAGTGTCTGCCAAGATAGAACTTACTATTAAGAAGATAGGTGAGCTGTTCGAAAATACAGAGATACCTATAGAGATAGGATTGAAACTTCCTACTGGAAAGTATGAATATGTACCTGTTGGATTATTTACAGCGGAACATCCTACAAGTGACCAGGCAACAACCACATTTACGGCATATGACAGAATGATGAGGACTACAGGAGTATATGTATCTGAACTTTCTTATCCGGCAAGTGCATTATCTGTTATGAATGAGATAAGTGCTGGGTGCGGTGTTCCTGCTGATGTGAGTGGCATAGATTCGTCTATTATGATAGATACTAAGCCAGTTGGATATACATACAGGGAAATGATAGGATATATCGCTTCTATGGCAGGTGGCTTTGCATGTGTTGACAGAACAGGAACTATTGTTATTAAGTGGTATTCAGATGTGGATTATAAGCTGGATGTGACAAGGATAATGAGCTTTGAGAAAGATGAAAGCAATTATAATCTGGAAAAGTTATCATGTAATGTTGATAACTCTACAACTTTAACATCTGGCGGTGGAATACTTGGTGTTACATTTGATAATCCATTTATGACACAGGACAGGCTTGATAATATCTTTAAGAAGCTTAGTGGGTTCAGTTACAGGGGTGCATCTGTTAAGACATTAGGAGATGTTCGCCTGGATCCGTGGGATATGATTACTGTGGAAGATGGTGAAGATGCCTACAAGGTGCCTGTGATGAACATCCAGCAGGAATATGATGGTGGTCTTGCTATGACTATAACATCTTATGGTAAGACACAGACAGAGCAGGAAGTAGACTTCAAAGGACCAACAACACAGCAGAATAAGAGAATATATTCGGATTTGATATTGGTAAAGGAGCTTATAACTAAGAAAGTTGATGCAGAATGGGTTAAGGCTAATACAGTACAGGCAGAAACAATTGTATCTATTAACAATGACTTGGAGAATATCCGGAACAATTATCTTAAGTCGAACGTGGCAAAGATTACATATGCAACGATTGAGAGCCTTAAGTCGCTTAGCGGTGAATTTGCAGATTTAAAGGCAACTGACTTTGAAGCAATAAAAGCAAGTGTTAAGGACCTGAATGTTGATGTAGAAAAGGTGAACACACTTCTGTTCGGTTCGGCTGCCGGCACAACTATAACAACGGATTTTGCTAATTCTGTTGTTTCGGTTATTGGTAATGCACAGATAACAAGTGCAATGATTAAAGACCTGGCATTTGATAAGCTTACTGGCATAGACATTAATACAACAGTAATGAATGTGCATAGTGAGGATGGCAAGTCTATCTGGAAGGATAATACTATTCAGATAAGCGATAAGGAACGTGTGCGAATACAGCTAGGTAAGGATGCATCAGGTGATTATAACATCTATATCTGGGATAAAGACGGAAATCTGATGTTTGACCCGTTGTATGGTATTCAGGAATCAGGTATTAAGAGAGCGATTATCCGGAATGATATGGTATCAGACAATGCTGCCATATCCGGAAAGAAGCTTGATATAGATAGCGTGTTCAGCGTTATGAATGCTGATAAGAGCAATACCTTTAAAGCAAGTAAAATACACGTTGATACAACAGAACAGACATTAGAGAGTACGTTTCAGACTATTAACAGTTACATTGATGGTGGTTCTGAGGCATGGGGTTCTACTATGCTGCAGGCTAAAACATTCATAGAGCATAAGCTCTGGTGGACGGATATAGATGAGGAAGGCAATTCTATAAAAAGCAAGTTTAATGATGTTAAGACAACATTAGACAGCTTTAAGATAGATATGTCGGACGTTACTAAGCAGCTTAATGGTACATTTGAAATATATGATATTACAGAAGTTCCAACACTTGACAATTATCCAGCAATAGAATTCTTTGTGCCGGTATATCCGGCGGAAGACTGGTATCCACTTGAAACTGATACCTGGCAATACACACAGGAAGAGTACGCTAAGCACGCTGGAGCAGTTGCTTATGTGAAAAGTGCTAATCGTGCCTGGAAGTTTCTTAAACAGCCATCTGGGACATATGGATGGACTGAAATATCATCATCAGAGACTGCTTATATGCTTAATAAGCATACAGCGTTCCAGGTTGCTATTGATGGGATAACAGCGGAAGTTAGCAGGGTTAAGGTTGATATCAAGGATAACTATATAACAACTGAATCTGCAAAATCTCTTATAAGTCAGAGTGAGGAAAGCATTACATCTTCAATATCTAAAACGTATACAACTACGACAGATTTTACAGATGGAATAAATTCTACCAAGGAATATGCAGATGGAGTGGCAAGTGCAGCACAGTCAGCAGCAGAAGGTACTGCAGCAAATGCATTAACTGATGCCTTAAAGAATTATACGGTTACAAAGGATATGGAATCAGCTATAAAGCTGTCAGCTGATAGTGTTAAAACATATGTGTCAGAAACGTATAAGCGGATAGGCGGAGATTTTAATGCATATACGGTATCGGAAATTCCAACCCTGGATAATTATCCGGCGACGGAGTTTTTTGTCCCAGTATATCCTGCGGAAGACTGGTATCCACTTGAAACAGATACGTGGCAATATAATGATTCAGCATACGCTCTACATGTAGGAGCCATAGCATATAATCCAACGGCTAATAAGACCTGGAGATTTACAAAGAAAGATGATGCTTGGGTGTGGGAAGAGATATCAAACACAGAAACAGCCTATATGCTTAACAGATTCGCCCGGCATGATGTAGCTGTAGATAATATAACAGGTGAGCTTACGAGCGTTAGAAAGGATTTAGCTAACAACTATTCTACTACAACCGAAATGGTTAACCGGATTGTTCAGGAAATTAAGGATGATAAGTCTTCAATAACAGCTTCTCTACAGGCAACATATGCTACACAGAAGTATGCAGATGATGCAGCAGGGACAGCTACAACAAATGCTACTGGTTATACTGATACCGCATTAAAAAATTACTCTACGACATCAGATATTATAGAATCTATAAGCCCAGGTCAGACAAGTATAACTGCGGCGGTAAAAGCAAAGCTGGGGGATTATGCTACATCTGCAAGCTTGAAAGCATTAATAGAGAATAAGGATGGTCAGCTAAAGAGCGCTATTGAGGCTATTGCTGATACTATTAACATTACGGCAAAAGGTGGACTTAACCTGTCGGGAAATAGAATTGCTATAGACTCTGATAACTTTACGCTTACGTCAGATGGAAGGATAACTAAGTGTAAAAACATTGTCGTTGATGGTGGTACAGTCGGCGGCTGGGAAATAGGTGATAAGTCAATATATTCATCATACGATTATAATGATGTGACATATGATGTATCGTTACACAAAGCAGAAAAGCCATCAACGCATATATTACAAGTTACTAAGGAAAAGAATAATGTGTTTGATTATACATTCTTTATAACAGCAGAAGGTAAAATGTGTTCGTATGGTCAATTACAGGAGTCGGGTAATACATTTGACTCTGAAGCATGCCTTTTTGGTGGATATCTTAAGATGCTTGATTCAACCAATAATACATATACTCTAATACATCCACACGGAATACATGCAAGAAATAAAGAAAATATAAATACACTTACATTGGTATCTAATAGTGATGATGGCAGTGGAGATGGACTTATTATAACTGGATCCGCTGGCACAGAAGTTTCAGTGCTTAGAGATAGTATAACATTATGGTATCAGCCAAATTCTCAAAAATACACAAAAATAGGCAAGGGATATGTTCGCATTTGTAATAATGGTACTAATTATTATAAGGATTGTGCTCTATCTGTTATAGGAGGGATAAAGACAGATTCTTTTAAATTATATAATCAAAATATTGGTTGGTGTGGAGCAGCTTTAAATAGGACTTCAGCTAACGATATTTCATTTGGTTGGGATGGAACTTATCTTAGAATATATATAGATAACACAATAATTGCTTCATATAAATATAGCCCAGGAAATAGTGAATGGGTCTAGATTTTGATTAAGAAAGGAAACAGACATTATGAATTTTATAGAATATGTTAAGCAAATATGGAAAAACGGACCAGGTGGAGGCACACCGTGGAGTGCAGCAAGGCTGAATCACATGGAAGATGGGATAAAGAACAATAACAGCATGATAAGTGAGCTAAACAACAATATT